ATTCTAAAAAAAATTTTGTATTGGGTACATCACTAATCATTGAAAAGGTAGTTAATCCATGTAATGCTCCATTTGAACCATTACCACCTACTGTTCCCGATATATCATATGAATCACATCCAAAAGCGCCTAATCCATCATTACCAGGATATTTTATACCATTTTTTTCTAATATATTATTTTGCAAGCTTTTAGGTGGTATCCAACTTATATAAAATCTACCTTTTTTTTGTGGCACCCAACATACTTTGGAATCTTTAATTCCTTTTTCCCAACTAAAATTTCCTCTAGCAACATATCCTTCAGATACCATTTCTTCATTAAAATCTATTTGCTCGTATATTTTAGTAAGATTGAATAAAGAATTTACTGTTTCATCTCTAAAGGCGTGTTTTTCTGAACGTGGGAATTGTCTATAGTATTCATTTAAACTATCTGAATCATTTTTTAAACCCTCAACTTCGTTTTCCCAATGCTCAATAACCCCCGTGTGTATTTTTTCACCATCAATTCCTTTAACCGCTTTCTGTGGGCTGTCGAAGACAGGATAACCATACTTGTCAATAAATCCTTCGTAGCCCCATTCCATAGGTAAGAACAAAGCATATAATCCGCTTGAAGTCTGACCATTGCGATTTCTTTTTGTAACATCAGAGTCATAATAAAGTTTTTTAAAATTATCACCACCTTTGTTTAAAGAATTAGATGTTGAACCCATCATGCATTTACCAACTATCTTCGACCCGAGACGGAGACACGTTTTTGTAACCCTCCAGTTATTGAGGATGTTGTCTGGCCTCTCCCATTTCCCCGATTCATCATGGACGAGGAGTTGTAGTTTCTCCCCATCGTAGGAATTATCACCCGTGTTCTTCCAGTCGATCGTTGTGTCCAATCCTGTTGGTGCATCCTCCTCGGTCCCCGCGGCTTTAATCGTATTTCTTGTAAGCCTTCTTGACGGAACCTTATAGGATAATTCTGTCTTTGGACGTTCCATCCCATCCTGTATAGGTTTGAAAAAGAATGGGTAATTGGTAGATATGGGTACCACCTTGTCTGTAAACATCTTTTTAGCATCAGATCCCGTTTTAGATAAAATTCCAAATCGTGAATCTTTAGTTGTCGTTGCAATATTGACCACTTCTGAACTCGCCATGAAGCTAAACCCAGACCGTCTATTCTTGAGGTAGCACATTCCGTATGATCTATAATCCAATTTGCACGCCTCCCAGAAATAAAAAAATAATCTATTGGCATGTCTAAAGTCGGGGGATCCCACGTCGATTTTAGTCCAGTTGAGGTAGATGTAGTGTGACCCTGTAATGAAAGTCGGTACTCCGTTGCACATGAACCAATAACCATCATTACGATAATTAAACTCAGCATCAATGTACCTATAGTATTTTTCTTTAAGAATTTCTTTATGTTGCTTGAAATCATATATGGTTTTTATTCTATTTAATGATTCTGGTCTTTCCCGTTTAATAAAAACTTGATCTTCTTTTTTAATTTCAGATCCATTTATTTCTTCAGGAGTTTTAGGTATTGCTATCTTTAGACCTTGTATTTCATATATATCACCTATAGTACCATCTTTACTTATTACAATACAATCAAGTTCCTCATTATATCCAGATTTAAATTTTTTATGTCTGTTTTTATTTTTTATTTTTTTATCTTCTAAATGGCTTGTATGAATTGAATATAAATTTTGTTTATACATTATTTAATTCTATCTTCTACACCTAAAAACTTTTCAGATTTTTTTTCCTGTTTATCTTCAGATAATTGTTCAATTTTTTCTACAATCTTTAATGAGTCATCAATTGCAACCCATTTTGCTTGTGCTGCTATTTTAGCTTTTTCAGGATCTAATTCTTGTAAATTTATTTCTTGTCTAATAACTTTTTCAAGTTCTACTAAAGCTTTTTCAGCATCAATAATTCTTTGTTTTCTCGCCATAGTTTATGCTTATATAATTTGATAAAATTCTGTACAGTTTTTGGCCATCTATATTAAATTCATATTCAGAATTAGGTTTAAACCCCACCACGTCACCTTCGGATAGCCCTAAGCCTTTTAAATACTTATTGCTATACACAAGCACTCCTTGTAATTCTTTTTCCTTTAAACCGTCCCATTTTGATTCTTCAGTTATTGGCTTAACAAAACAAAAGTTATCAAAACAATTCCATTTACTTCTTCTTTTATAAGCAAACACTTCTTCCGGTGATACTATATATTCATTTTCATTTATAAATGCCGATGAATTTTTTTCAATACCTCTTATATCGTACCATCTTCTAAATACATTGTGATGCAAAATAACTTTATCACCTTCTTTAGCTGGTGTTTTTATAAGTAATGGTGTTGCTATTATAGTACCTGTTCTATTAACAAATTGGTAATCTCTTTCTGTAATTTCAGTATTTAAGATTAATTCTTTGTCTTCTATTTTTTTAGAGTTATTGTATCTATTATCACATTTAATGATATAATTGTATACTGAGTGCAATTTAATAGTCTAAATTATACTCTACTGAAATAGCCATATTATTATTAAAATGTTTCCAAGGTAATATCTCGTCATTCTTTTTAATAAATATTTTATAACAATTTTCTTCTTGTAATATATCACATATTGTATGCCCACCATAAACCTCTTGGCCTACAGAATAATGCATTGCTTCATTCTTGTAGTCTTGACCAATAGATATTTTTCTAATTAATTTCATTAAATTTTTATTAATATGTCCAAATTGTTTTTTCAGGAGCGTTTGGATAACCAATTCCTAAATGTATAAATCCTTTTTTTCTACTAATGCCTATTCTAGTAAAACCTACTTCAATAGCAGCCTTAACTAATCTAAATGTTTTACCACCACTATCACTTACAATATCAACAGCAGCACCGTATGAATGTTCACCGGGTTGTTTTTTTGCTGCTTCTATTGGATGTTCCGGACTACGATAGCTCGATGTAATTTTAATTGGATAACCATAAATTTCTCGCATTTCATCTAACATAGATAAAAGCTTTTTATCCATCATATCAAAATTATTGAATTCAGATTCATTAAAGTATTTCATTTTATTTTCTTAATTTCTGGGTTATACCTATAACAGTATAAATAATAGTTAAAAATAATACTACAGTTTGTAGCATTGGATTTATATCGGGGAGAAAAGAGAATGTTATTCCGCTAACAGAAATTCCGTATATTTTAAGATCTTGCATTTTTTTATTTATGTTTACTATTTCCAAATACTTTTTCTACACCACGAGATCCGAAATAGCCCCCAATTACAATAGTAAGAAGACCGGTTATTGAATCTAAAGGGTAGCCCATATACCAGCCGGCTACATAACTTACTGTTAAAAAAACTAAAGTTAAAGGACGAACATTTGCCGCAAGCCATGAACCCGAAGTTGCGTCCGCCACCCAGCGTCTTGTTGTACCATCTATTTCAGCTCTTTCAATATCTAATTTTTTAAGTGCAATTTTTTTATCTCCTTCTGACATATCAGAACCACCTATAATAGCTTGTATTACTGAACCCACAGGCGTATCTCCTGCGATTGCACCAACGACGTTAGGAATTTTTTCTAATAAAAATTTTCCAACACCGGTATCTTTAAAACGTTTTTTAGCCATATTTAATTATTTTATGTTAAACCAAATTTAGCTTTATCGGCATTATAATTATTTAAAACTTCTGCTGCTGTAAGTGCTGAAGAATACATTCTGCAAATTCTAAATACCCCATTCCATCCGCCAGTACCACCTGCATGGCTTCTTTTACCAATAGTTAAATAATCATTGCTTGTTTGTGGTAAGCCTCCTCCCGATGAAACCGATGCTAAAGAAGCACCATTTACATAAAGTTCAACATTAGAACTATCTGCTACAAAAACAACTTGAATCCAATTACCATAGCTTGGCCCAGTTGATGGACCTATATTAATATAATTAGTTCCACTCGCTGATCTAACCAAAGAATGAAAACCAACACCACCAGCACCATAAAGACCAAAAATAAAATTTTCTTGACTTGAAGGTGCTCCCGCATCCTGCCAAGAATTAAGAAAAACAGAACTACTTGTACCTTTAGTATTTATTTTAACCCAAAGTTCTAATGACCAAACAGAATTAGTAGTATTAAAAAATGAGCTATTACTTAAAACTACATTACTTTCAATAACTGGACTAGATGACAAACCCCAACCTTGATTCCCTAAGACATCTTGATTTGAAGAACTGGTTTTGTCAATAGAACCTCCATCAGTTGAAGTAACAGAAGTTCCATTCAATGCCAATAAATTTCCTGTTGATCCAGTTCCACTAGTTTGTGTTGTGTCCCAATGTAGTTTTAATCCCGTAGTAATTGGATCAGGGGTTGTATTACCACTTTTTAAAAATAAATTTTTTTTAACTGCACTCATTTAAATAAATTTTACAATATCACTTTTTTTAGTTAAACTGTTTAAAGCAATAATATCATCATCATATTTTTTTTTGATTGCACTTCTTTTATCTTTTGTTTTTTGTGATATTTCTGTTCCTCCTTCAAAAGCATCTAAAACTTCTTTTTGAGTTGCTCCTAAATCAATATCTTTTTTTATATCTAATTTAACTATTGCTTGTTCTTTTAAATCAGAAACACTTTCAGACCAAGTTTTATCTTTTACACTATAAACAAATTTTTTTTTAGATTCATCAAATTTTAAATCTGTTAATTCTTCAACAACACTATTGTGTTCAGGGATTTCTACATCGTAAAAACCCTCTGTTTCTAATTCAGAATCTGATAATAAATTAAAACCAGCCATATAATATTTTAAACCTTTATATGAACTTGGTAACACATTAAAAATTTTTATTTTTTCTGCTGTTTGTTTTGCTTTCATATATTATTTATTAAGGAGTTGTATCACTTGCATAAGTGTTTACACAATAAGCAAATTCATCATTTCCGCCATCTTGTAAACATACAACTTGTAATAAACTAGTAGAACTTCCATCATAATCTCCACCAACTTTATTAAATACATCTGTACCCGCACCACCTGCAGAAAGTGTTACAGTTTGATCACCACTTAAATTATATATTTCAATACACTGTCCTAGCTTAAAATTGCTAAATGTTATTGTAGTTGCACCTGTTAAAGCACCACTTAATTTAAAAACACATCCTGCTGACCAATCTATTGCTATTGATGTTGAAGTTGTAACTGCAACCTGTGCTGTATATCTATTTGCTAGTTTATCGTAGGTAACAGAATCATCTGATAATACGCTACTTGTTACTTGTGTTATTGCCATAATTAGTTAAATTGTATGTTTCCTGTTCCTGCTGTAAATGTTGTTATTTTATCTGATCCTGATGTGGATGTTGAAGATGTTAATCCTCCCCCTGGATTGGTTATTGTAAAATTATTAGGGTATCTTAAAATAACAATACCTGAACCCCCAGCACTTCCAGCATATCCCCAACCAGGACCTGGCCATGCAGCAGCACCACCTCCTCCTCCAGTATTAGCAGTTCCTGCAGTATCATCATCTGTATTAGTTCCTCCATTACCACCACCTCCGTCGCCACCAATTCCAGTAGTTACTCCAGAAGCACCAGTGTATCGGCCACCACCGCCACCACCACCTCTTACAACAGATGATCCGGTTATTGTTGAAGCTACTCCATCGCCACCATAACCTGTGCCATCAGTATTTCCTGTTTCACCAGCACCACCACCGCCACCACCACAGTAGGGGAGGCGTGAAGGATTTCC